ATCTAAAAGATTTGAAAGCTGATGAAGTAATAAAGTACCGACAAGAAGTTTTAGGAAAGGATGATTAGAGAATAATTAAGGCTTATTTCCGAAATTTCGGACTAGAGTCCACCATTAGAATACGTGGACTCCCGCAAAGACCGATTTCGTATAATGCGGATTGATGTTAAATGCGTCACTGTGCATCTGCGATTATCGCAACTTTGACAAATACAAATAAAGCTATGTAATTGATTTACATAGCTTTATTGCATTTGCTCGAAAGTGTGACGCAAGTAACATAATCACGGCTACATTATACGAAATCAGTCTTATAAGATTTTGGCAATAAAAAAACAGATACACGCACCCATCAAATAAAAAATATCAGTACCCATATCCATAAAATCCATAAACATTGTTCTCTCCAGTGGCTAAACAACGCCTAAAATTAAGCGAAATATAGAATAGTAAAATAAACAAAAGGAAAAAAAGCCAATCAAAATTAATTCAATCATTGTTCTCTCCAGTGGGAATCAATTTAAATAAAAAAGAAAGCATGAAACTGGAAATATAAAAATAAAAATGAATAAAAGTTTATGACTACAAATCACATCTAAAATTATTTGTCTCATTGATCTTTCCAGGATATTTTTTAATCTATAACAAGTTCGTTTTTGAAAATACAGGACTTAGCCGTTCGAATCGTTTCACAAAAATTTTACTCTTTAATCGTCTCAACGCTCTTACTTCGTCATCTTCCCAAAATCTTGGGCGGGCGGTTTTCCTGTTCCTCTCTCTTTGGTTTTTCAAAGCTGTGATACTCACCTGTGACCCTCCAATAAAATTGATTTAAAAGCAGGTCGGAGGGCAATGTGGACAGTCCTTCGGAACGGTTTTTCTGATCTGTGAACAAACCTGATGGATAAGTCCGCATAACGAATTGATGTTATACGTTGACTTACCCACAAGTTTGATTCACAGGAAAAACCTCTGCCCACAATGCCCTTTTCCTCCCTTAATCATAGATTTTTTAAATCTAATTTTTAATTGTTCAGGTACATCGAAGACGGTTTCATATCACTGGTACGCTTTATCAAAATGCCTGCATCTATCGGAATAATGCTGGGAAAACCGCCCGCCCTTCAATTTAGTGAGCCTTGATTCCTCGTGAGCTTAATTCGACTCATACGATAAAATTTTCATTTACTTCCCTCACTACCGTATCTCATATCAAGATTTTAACTTGTATAGATTTAATCTAAAAAGTTTTTTCTAAAATCCAATGCAAACCAAATAATGAATAAAAAAAGAATTACTATACCCAACCAAAAGAAAAACATAATCAAATCCTATCAGTTCGAACCCTGCGGGATTCTCTAGTTCTAAGTCTTAGATGTTAATCGGAGCTTGTAATCAGAGAGAAGAAGTTGCAAGATTTTGCTGCATCTGTTCGCCAACACTCCGTTGGCTCTGATTCTCCAGTGATTCACCAGAAGATTTATTTTGAGCAAAATAATTAAATGGACGATAACCATTTAACCATCTTTGACAGTCTCCCTGGCTAACATCTAACATATAATTTCCCTGCTGATCTATAGCAACTAACTTACCGCTGGACATTCTTAACACTCCCGACATTCTTGGAAAATCAGTAGGCTGTACTTGAGGTTGATACTCAAAGTCATAAGGCTTATTCGGATTATAGGAAACAGCTTGAACAACTTGACCCGATGAAGTTACAGAAGAACCATTTTTACTTAAATCATCAAACCATTTTACACATTCAGGTTTTTCTAAATTAACTGCTTTTCGACATTCTACCGATAAATCTGATACAACCTGATTGCTACTGGAAGAAGCATTAAAAGGATTAGCAGCAACAGCAGGATTATTAGAATTAGTTTCATTTTTCTTTTCTACTTTTAATTCTTTATCTTGAGTTGTACCAATTTTCATACCATCCTTAGACCAACTACTATAAATAAAATAACCACCAAAAATAACAACTAAAGCCAGAGTAATAGCCGTAGAAACGACCCCCTTATTTACATAAGACTTTTCAGCATGTTTAGCGTCTTTCTCGGTTGAATCATAATATTTATACAAATCTTGTGGATATGAAAAAACATAA